CATAGATATTTTCCTGACTTAAAAATTACCTATAAAGATGGCACAACTATTCTTGTAGAAATTAAACCAGGCAAAGAAACTGTTCCACCTAAACGACCAGACAAATCTAAACGTTACTTGAACGAGGCAATGACTTACGTCAAGAACATGAATAAATGGGAAGCTGCCGAAGAATTCTGTAAGGACCGAGGATGGGAATTTAGAGTTTGGACAGAAGATACTTTGCAAGAAATGGGATTATTACCTAAACCAATGAAAAAGGTACCAGGTAAATTAAAGCCATTAAAACCATATCGCAAAAAAGTTAAAAAATAGTTATAAATACAATCATGGCTGATTTAAAGAACCTTTTTAAAGAACTAGAGATCGAAGCGTTTCGTGCGGGTATTACTCCACGAACAAAAGAAAGTGTCGAGTGGTTCCGTAAAAAAGTAAGACAACTGTTTAGAGGACGTACTATTAACAATAGATCGTCTCTCTTGCAAAATGAAGAACTGACGCGATCCGCAAGACCTGACACTTCAGGTCCTGTCGGTAATATGTACATGTATTTTTATGATCCGAAATATAAACAAACATTGCCATATTACGATGGTTTCCCATTGATTCTAATGCTTGGTCCAGCTGAAGGTGGATTCTATGGTTTGAATCTACATTACCTTCCACCAATGATGCGGGCAAAAGTTCTAAACGCTGTTCTTGGTGGTGAAGGTATTCCACAAAACTTCTTTGCTCCTGCAATGAAGCGTTATCTGTTTTCGCAAGTCAGAAGTCAGTTTGCTTTAGTCGATAAACCAGAATGGGAAATTGCAACATTCCTTCCAACTGCGAATTGGAACAAAGCATCTGCTAGCAAGGTCTATGCAGACTCAAGAGCTAAGGCACGATAATGACAGCAACAATCGATAAACTAAAAAGCGAAATAGCAGTTCGTGGTGGTTTAGCTAGGCCCAATAATTTTCTAGTAGAGTTACCAAGCATTGGTGAAGTATCTGCTCGAGACATGAACTTGCTTTGCACGAATGCAGTATTACCTAGTAAAGACATTTTAAATATTGAACGCTATATCGGAATGGAAAGACAACAAGTAGCATATGGCTATCAGGTTGCTCCGGTAGTTTTGTCGTTCATTCTAACAAACGATTATGCGGCACGTCGTTATTTTGATGCATGGCGAAGTGCTATTGTGAATGAAGACTATCATGTCGCCGCTTATAAACAAAGCTATGCGCGTAAAGTTGCAATCCATCAGTTGGAACATGCAATTGAACAAGGCAGCACAGAAGTAAATAAAGTACGATCAGTTTATGGTATTGAGTTGAAAGATGCATACCCATCATTTACTGGTGATATCAGCTTTAATAACCTATCTGATGCATATATCGAAATGACCGTACAATTGACTTATACAAATTGGAAAGTGATTCCTTCGGGACGAGTTTTTAATATCTAAATTATATTGGAGTATATAATGGCATTACCTAAACTTAATGCAACACCAAAATATGAATTAACATTACCATCAAGTGGCAAACCTGTAAAATTTAGGCCATTTGTTGTAAAAGAAGAAAAAGCATTAATGATTGCCATGGAAAGTGGCAAGTTTGAAAATATTTTGCATACATTAAATGACGTGATTGACTCATGCGTAGATTTGCCAGTGAAGTCAAATACTTTACCATCATTTGATGTCGAATATATGTTTATTCAGATTAGATCTAAGTCGGTAGGTGAAACTACTACGATCGGTCTGAAATGTGATAAATGTGATCATACAAATGAAGTGTCAGTCAATCTAGAAGATATTCAGGTGACTATCCCTGAAGTTGATAAAAATCCTGAGATTCAACCAGGTATCCAACTAGAACTTGACTGGCCATCATTCTCAGATATTGTGGCAACTGTTAATAATGATAAATCGCAGGCTGAAGTATCACTCGATATCATTAAGCGTTGCATTAAAGCAGTGAAGACAGAAGAAGAACGAATTTCTATGACTGATGTTACCGACAAAGAGGTAACTGACTTTTTGGAATCGATGGACAATCAACAGTTTGAAGTATTAAAAACCTTTATTGAAAAATTCCCAAGGGTTGAACATACATTCGAATATAATTGCAGTTCATGCGGAGAACATAACCAAACTAAAGTGGAGGGCGCTACCAATTTTTTATCCTAGGCCTATCTCACACATCACTTGAAGTTTTCTATCAAATGAACTTCAAGTTGATGCATTCGTATAATTATTCATTGAGTGAGATAGAAGAAATGATACCGTGGGAGCGAGAGGTCTATATTAACCTACTCGTTAACCATTTGAAGGAAGAAGAAAGGCGGCAGCGGGAAAGCAATGGCAGAAGCAACTTTGGATAAAGTAATTGTTCAGCTACAATCTAATCGTGGCCAGAACACCAGAATGCTTAATATCGTTAACGATTCGATTATTAAGCTTACTGATACTATGTCCTCGTTCATTGATACTTTGCAAATGCAGCAAGTTGAAGCACTTGAACGCATGCGTGAAGAAGAACGCGAACGTGCTAGGCAAGAGCAAGAACAATTACGCCTAATCAATGAAAGTAAAAGCGCTTCAGAAGGTGGAGGCGGAAATGGATTTAATCCACTAGCATTAGGTGGACTCGGTGGAGCTTTGGTCGGAGGTCTTGGTGCGCTTGTCAGTGGTACTTCTGCATTTGTTGCTTCGTTAGAAGGTATTAGGGGTTGGGAAACAAAAGCATTAGCTGGTATCGATGATCTTTTAAAAGGTCCATTGGCTATTGCTGACAACATACGAGATGCTTTAGCAAATAATAAAATTATCGGAAAATTAACAGACCTTGGATTTGGCGGCTTGAAAGTTGCTGGTGCACCAATTACTGGTGCTATCGGAGCTCTAGGTAAATTACTGGGTAAATTCTTTTTGCCAGTTGGTATTATCTTTTCATTGAGCGATACTTTTGAAGCTTGGAAGCAATCTGAAGGTGAACCAATGGCTGATAGAATAGCACAATCAGCTTTCGCTTTCATTGGTGATTTCATTGGTGCGCCATTAGATCTTCTGAAAAGAGTTACTGTTGGCGCATTGGATATGATTTTTGGCACTAAGCCAGGACCTGACGGCAAATATTCTGATGACACTATTGCTGGAGTAGCCGCAACTTTTATTGATGAGTTTAGCTTTGAGGAACATATTAAAAATCTTCCTAAATTATACAAAGCTTTCTTTGAACAGGTAGAAGCACTATTCGAAAATCCTGAAGAAGAAAGCAAAAAAGTTCATAATCAACTTAAGGGAATGATTGATAATATTGTCAAGTTTGTTATGCGCGATGTTGCTAGAGGTCTTCTCGGAGAAGAAACTGCTAAACGAATGTTCCCAGAATTATTTAGAACTCAACAAGAGCAAACTGCATTTTTAGCGGAGCGACAAGAAGCTGTTGCAGTTCAAAATACTGCCAGAAGCCTTGATGCAGCCCGCGCTCAATTAGAATTAATGGCTCCAGGCGGTATAGCGTTACCAGATTTTGCTGGTACTCCAGAATTAGCTGCGGCTCGTGCTGCATATAATTCTTATGAAGAAGCAAATAGAATGATGATTGGATTAGACCGCACAGGAACTAGAGTTGCATTGCAAGCTTTATCGCAAGCTGAAGCAAACAACGAAGTACAAGGTGGTGATAATGGCGGAAATACTACGATTGTTCAGGATAATTCTACTAATCGCGGTGGTGATAATGTTATTTTACAACAGCAACCTGTAGGACAACTAAGCTTTGGTGTACAAAATAACTTTAATGCTTCTACTGGATTTGCAATGAATCCTGCTTCGGCGTTTTATTAAATAAAAAAGGGACTGTTAAGTCCCTTTAGATATAACCTTCATGGTCAAGTACGTTTTTGGTGCGAATTGCAGATTCAATGATTTCTTCGTTAGTTGCCATGCTTAGGCGAATGTCAGTAAAGTAAGACATATATTCAAAAATGATTCGTGCCTTGTCTTCGCTGATGTTTAGACCTTCGGCAATCTTTTTGACGTAGAACATTGTTAAAACCTCTTTCTCTCTTAGTTGTTACCAATATTATACACAAAAACTTTATGTTGTAAACATAATAAAAAAGGGAGCTTTGAGCTCCCTTTCTCTTTTATCTGAGAAACTTTTTCAATAATGAGTATGTAGAAGCGATCCACATAGCTCCTAATCCTAGCATAAGGATGCTGAATCCACCGGCAGCAATAATGCCAAACACATTTGCGAGTGTCTCTGTACTACACATTAATCTTCGTTCGCCAATCGTGCGAAGTATGACATGGTGTCTTCTTCATCGTCGTTAGCTACGCTAACACTTTCTGCTGTCGGTGGTGCCATAGGTGCAGGAGCTGGTTCATTCATTTGTACCATTTCTGCAACTTTAGGTGCACCGCCTAAGGCTTCTTCACCAAGAACACGTCCCAATTTTGCTTTGAGCTCGTCGTATGTTTTGTAGTTCTTTGGATCGGTGAACTCACTGAGGTCATGTAGGTTATTATAGACTGCTTCCAATCTGGCATCGTCTCCGCCATGTAGTGGAGATGGCGATGAAAACTCTGACTTATCATAATTACGATATCCTTCAACATTACGAATCTTCAATTTGAAGTCTGCACCTTCCCAGAAATCAAACGGATTGACAGGTGTTTCATCCTGGAATTCAGGTTGCATCATATCCATAATTTTATCATGGATCTTTTTACCAAACTTGAACAACATGATCTTGCCTTCATTGACAGGATTGGATGGATCCTGTACAATAAGAACATTTGTTACGTAATGCAACCGACGCTTTTGTGCACGTGCACGTTCTTTGTCAGCTTCAATACCTGAATTCCATAGACGTGAATTCAATTCACCTACGGGATCAGTTTGACCAATTGATGTGAGGGAGTTTTCGATATACCAAAGACCAGTTGGGCCTTTAAATCCATGATCCCAGTAACGTGCCCATGGCAGTTCCTGACCTTCCATGGCAGGAAGGAATCGTAGTACTGCATAACCGTTACCAGCCTTATCGACTGTTGGTTTCCAGATACGATCATCACCGTAATTCTTTTTTTGCTCTCCACCACCAGTAGCTTCTGCTGCCTGGATAAGTTTTGAGATTTGATCACGATTGCGTTTTAGATTTTCGAAAGACATATTTTTCCTTGTGTAACTGAAATATTTACTGAAGTATTGTACCACATAGTGTGGTGGTTGTATACACTTTTAATCAAAAGCTGAATCAAGTGTATTAAGTCTTGGCAAAAAGTTCAAGGCCCTTGCCTCCGCCTCGATCTTGTCCCGAATGATTGGCGAAATAAATCGCCGCACATCTTCAGGAGCAACATCATTCTCATCACATACATGTAGCACTGCTTCCATGTACGTAGTTCGTAAGTCACGTACAGTTGTTTCAATCAACTTAGTGAATTTTGATTTAGTTAAAAATTGATCCTCAATGTGATCAGACGTCATAGTATAGGTCTCCATAATATAGACATTATAACAATAATTAAATCAAATGTAAACTAAAAAGGTGCGTCGTTAGGAGTATTCCAAACTTCTTCTTGATATTTGATGTCATCTTCAATCAATTCAATGATGCGACTGATAATTAACACTTTGTCAGTGTCTCCACCAACATAGGCTTCAGCTTTACGTTGCTTTAAAACGTTTAGCTCAAAATTTAGATCTGCAACTGACATAATTATCCCCTTTCAATTTTATTTATTTCACGTCAACTTTCAACAATACCGTATCTTCATTGAGTCTTCCATTAGGAGAAGATGCTTTGGCATTAATACCATCAATAATTTTGCGGAATCGATTAGTTGTCTGTGAAATCTTTGGGAGAATATCTAGAGGTTTACGAAGGGTAATAGACCTAGATTTCTCTTTAGAATAGTTTTTAATGGTTGTGCCCTGAATAACAAATCCATTAGGATCATCAGTGACATATTCCATTAATTTCCTATACTTAGTATTAAAAACAAACAATCGCTTTTTGCCAATGATTTGTACAGGTGGAATAGATGCAATTTTGTATTCGCTATCTTCTTTCTTGTACTTTACTTTGGCAACTTGTTTATCAAGCGATGGTGCTTTCTTAATACGTACAGCACGTGTAGCTTTCGCTGCATTTTTAATTCGGTCAAGATCTTCAAGCATAGCCTGACATTCTTTGAGCCGGCGGTTGAGTTCAGGTCGTTTAAGGTGTGAATAGCCCTCTACAGCCTGTTCACAGCGCTTCTTATAAGCGTCTTCATAATCCAACAACCATCCCTCAACCACCTTGCGAACGGGCAAAGTAGCAGATCCACCGAGCCCATGCTTACGAAACAACGCGTAAACATCAATAGAGGCTTTTTCACCATTGATCCATGCTTCTTCCAGATCGTCAAGATCTTGCATGATTGTTTGATCAATCTTTTGACGGAGCCGTTGTTGAGGAGAAAGAGATACCACATTATCTGTAGTATCAACGGCATCCTTCTTTTCATGGTATAGTGGCTTGCCAAGTTCAATTAGCTCACCTAGCCTCTTATCCAGAGCTTCTTTCCAAAGCTCTGAATCTTCAGTTGGCGTTTGCCCAACATTAACCCAAAATGCAGCTGCAGCACAATAGTGTGTACAAAGCACAATGTAGTCAGGGTTAGCCAAGATATATTTCTGATCTTGCTTTGAGATATCAGAATTTTTTACATATGTTTTAATTTGATCAACCGCATCTGCACGACTGACCTCAGTTTGAAAGTGAAACTTGACAGCACCAAAACCTTTATTAAGAATAGCCGGGCCGACCATACTACGACGGCCAAGCCGAATTGGCTTTTTCTTTTTAGGTTTGACATTACGACGTGTTGCTGCCATGATTACACTCTCCTCGTTGAAATGTATTATACAATATAATTATACAAACGTAAACATTCAACTTAAGCAAATTTTAAAATTTTACGGCCTTTTTTGTCAGTTATCATGTCAGCAAAAAACCCTAATCTAACAGCATCAGCATTTTTATCCATAGCTTCTAGCTCTTGGATTAAGGTCTTTTTTCTAATTCTACAACTAACTCTAATTGCAGCGTTCAGACTACACATGCCATAAACAATGTCAGCCGAACTGACGAGTTTCTTAAACTCTTTAAACGAATGATGTTGCATTGTAGTTTCCAATAAAAGTGGTGCTGGCTGCGGGACTCGAACTCGCGACCTGATGATTACAAATCAACTGCTCTACCAACTGAGCTAAGCCAGCATATAACGGGAGGTCTTTCTAGAGGGCACCTCCCAATTCCCGCCTGTTCTTTATATATTGGTGACAGGTCTGTGTCAGGGTTTAATGTAATACTCCCTACCAATCTGGCCCACCCTTTAGGACTCGAACCTAAAACCTACCGCTTAGAAGGCGGTTGCTCTATCCATTGAGCTAAGGGTGGAATCTCTGTTATCTATGCCAACGCCAAACGTCAATTACTTCTTTAACGTCTTCAAACGTTGGTACTTCATACCTACCAAACGCATGAGCAAGAGTATGCTCTTGTCCATCTAAATCTACTAACGTATGACTATAGTCACCGACATTTGCACGTTCACAAATGTATGTGAAACCTTCATAATGGTATGTAGTTGTACCAGACATTATTTAAACTCCTTGACGCTGTCAACACGGAATGTTCGCCAATCTTCTACACCAAGATCCCAAACAATGATAACTGATTCATTGATGGCTCGCATTTTTTTCTGTGAGGCTGGTACGTGTTTATCAAAACCTGGAATTAGACTCTCTTGCAAAGTACATTGCATTACACGTTCATCACCACTCAATTTGGTAAATGTTACTTCACATGGGCCAGACTCTAGTTCTTTGACCATTTCATCACGAGACAACATTTATCCTCTCCTCATTCTTGCGATTTCTTTAGCGTCATCATCATTGATGACTGGGACTGCATTGGACTTATGCATTGTTGCGATACCTTTGATAAGGGTACCGGTGTAAATCTTTCGTTCTGGCAATGGAGCGTATCCTGATACATTGTTCGACGTCTTGATACTTGATTCTGCCTCAAGTGTCCGGTTGTACGCTTCATTGAAGACATAAGATTTTTTCTCCTTTGATTTTTTGGCCTTAAGCTGATCAGGGTGTGCACCCATCTTTTTTAGCCAAGCATCATGCTTAGCTTTAGCTTCCTGCCAACCGGGCTTTTTATTAGCCCGACGTTTTTTAGTACTCAAAGAAGACATGCCCTGTACAAGATGCATTGTCATTTTCTAATAAACTCGATAATCGGATAAGCAGATACAGCTAAGATAGCCAAAGTAATGAATATTAGTGTCATAACATTAATCCCATTCATTATCAAATCTGGTTGTCTCACGCATGGTTTCACCGTAGTATTTATTAGCATATGAAGAAGCGTCAGTATAATGGTTAATGTTTGAACCGTCATCATACTTATCCATATATGAAGTCTCGGTAGCACGAACACGGTGGTTACGTTTCATCTTAGCATTAAACTTCTTCGAAGCTTCTTTAATCATGGCCAACCGTTTGGCTTTCTGTTTATCTGTCAACATATCATTTCCTCTTTTGTGTGTTAGGAATTATACCATGCATAAAATAGAAAGTAAACAGCAAAATTAAATTATTTCATATTCTTCGTAATTTAACCAACCAGCAGTTTCCATCATATCTTTGACCTCATCTTCGGACATGTACTTGATACACTCCATGGCAATAGTCTTATGTGTAAGGATCTTGTCAAGAAGCATCTCGACAAGCTTATCCTTAGACGGGGTTGCAGTACGGTTCTTGTGGGTACGCGAATCAGTGTGGTGCATTGTAAATCTCCTTTATGCGCACATGTGATCAAAGTTCATATCACGACCGAACTTGAATTCGTTCATCTTACCACGAGCATGCTCAAAATAGGCTGCACGAGATGTCTCATGTACATGCGTGAGGAAGAACAAATCATTCACTAGCTCACCGATGAAGATGATACCACGACCAGGACCTACTGGAAGTGCTTCGAACGTGTTACCTGCACGACGAATCAAACCAAGGTTCTTATCGTAGCTAGTGAACTCTCCACGAGCACGTTCATTGGTACGGGTATCCATGTAGTAACCATACTTCTCATTGTACTCGAAATGGTTACCTTCAACGAGGATGAATTCACTACCATCGGCAATCAGCTCAACGATACCTTCAAGGTCTTCAAGTTCGACCAGACGTGACCGCAAACGAGTTAAAGAACCGTCTTCAGCCCAACGAGTAGTAGTCTCAAGGATGTGTGTGTAGTTCATGGAATGTCTCCGTGATCAGTTAATGATTGTCTTGTACCACACACAAATTTCATTGTAAACAGTAAAAATAAAAAAGGAGGGAAATAAATCCCTCCTCTTTCTTTACAGCACAATCTCAATATTGTGCCACCGACCATTAGCTTGAGAATTCAATGTGATCTTGTAGTCGTCATCGAGTACGCCATCAACGTACTGATACACAGTACCACTCTTTACCGTTAGAGTGTTACGTAGAACACGGCTCATCTCAAACTGATCTTGGAAAATGAACTCAGTGCCATCGTTATCGTTAACGAACTTAACAAAGTTAGGCATGTTATATAACATAATGTTCTCCTCAACAATGAACTATTGCCTTATACCATGAATAATTTTCATTGTAAACAACTTTTTTGCTATTTAGGTATGTACTTTCGTGAAAAAACGATTATATTAAGTATATCATACATTATGAGGAGAAACGTGATGATCGATTATATCTTTATGCTGGCAATCACTGCTTTGTGTGCAATTGTTACGGCGTATATTTTCTTCGATACCGGAATTCACATTTTTATGTAAAAGAAAGGCTGCTCTCGGGCAGCCTTTTTTTATTCTGGTTTTCTGTACACTCGATAGACACCCATCTGGTTTTTCAACCATTTGTTTTCTTCTTCGTAATAATGTCTATCTTCTGCTAATTGCTTGATCCGCATCTGCAGATCATGGATTTCTTTTTGCATTTCTGCAATTTGCTTTTTATACAATTCTTCATTCATCATTTAATTCCTATGCTGAAGAGACGCTCATATCAGGAAGACCATCATCACCAAGTTTGATGTCTTTCTTTTTTCTGTTCTCTTTGGTATAAACTTCACACGAAACATTGCTACCATGATCAACCTTAAAACGATCATGGGTATGATGTAGAACAAATTTAATGTCTTTAAAATCATTCCACATATTGGTCCATAGAGGTCTCCAGAACGTAGCAAGGCGCAAATTATTATTATTGCCACGATCAGACTTTAGAACCAAATCCGAATAGCTTCTGATATTAAAATCAAAGATTGAATCAAAGCCGTACATATGAACTTCATCTGCTTTGATTCGATTGCACGCATAGTGCACTGCCATATGACCACAACTAAAATTGGTATAACCCTGACCAATGTTGTTATCTGGAATTGCATAGCCAGGAAGGTCGATATAAAATTCTCTGATCTGTGATGCCCATTTCATGTGAAAATTTGGATTCTTTTCACACCAAAGCTTAGGTCTATATCCGCAAATCCATTTACCAGGTACACTGACTGTGCCTTCTTTCATCGCAGTCATAAATTTATAATCTACGATAGCAGTAGCCCATTTATCAGGCACTTCAAACGATGTTTGGTTACAGGAAATCTTTAAACCTTTGCGATCTGCCTCTGTATATAAGCCTGCAGCATCACCATTACCAATAATATGAACAACTCTAGGCATTCATCATTTCCTTAATTCGCTCTTTACCTTTTTGACCAGTCCAATGAACAATTTTTTTATTCTGGCTATCTTGGTTATCATTTTCAATTTGAATGCGTAACCAATTATATTCATTGGGTAACGGATTTATATATGTCAATTGTGATAGCGGATCCAGCATAGAATGCAAAACTTCTTGATCGCCAACCTTTGGATTTTGTTCTACCTGCTTTATCCATTCTACAAGGATATGTGGCTTGTTGATAAAGCCTACTACACCTGAATTGTACCACGTTTCACGGCGTCGTAATGTCCATGGCTTATCTTCGACCATGTTCAGTTTATTTGGCTTAAGCATGTCAAAGATCGGTGAAATATCACCAAGAACTTGGCAGTCACTATCAATCCATACACATTTTGTAGCAGGACAATGATACATCGACTTTGGTTTTTTGAACCAACCTTGTTCACTAATTTTAGTGAGGTCAATAATTGCAGACACGTGTGGTCTAATTGCTTCTACATCTTTTACACCAAAGTTTGCAAAAACAATCGGAGTATTATTATGCTTATTATAGTTTTCAAAAAACCATGGAAGCATCCACTCTGTTTTAGAGTCGGCACCTGTTAAGAAAGCTTTATCGAAGTTCATAGTTTTCATTATAATTGTGTTTAGCTAAGCAACCAGATACATTTTGAATAGTACTAAATGAGTCTTTGCATTCTACTGGCCATGGATAGACTTCATTGATTTGACCAGGAAATCTATCTCTATGAATAAACACGTCTGTCGGTCCACCATCAATTTGTGATCTTTGCAATAGAAGATTTGCACCAAACGGTGTAATCATATATGCATGTGCACCAGGAAAGTATGGTTTACTAAACAGCTGTTGTTCACCCAATTGCATTGGCGTTTTAAATTTGCCATAAGAAGGTTTACCAAGGTTTACGATATTGCCATGAATAGTTTTTGGTAATGAATCAACAAACACTGCATCGTGTTCTAGAATAAGAAAGGCATCTTTACCTTCTGCACATCTACGCCATAATGTATGATGAGAAGCAAATGCTGCCCGCACTGGATCGATCCTGGAATACTTTTCATGGAATCCAATCTCAGGAATTTTGTATTTTGCAAAATACCCTTTGATGTCCAACGTCTGAGGTGTATGACCTTCAAACATTCTAACATCAACATTATGTTTTTTACCAGACTCTACACAACGTTTTGCAACATCGTTTGATTTTCCTTCAACGTAAATGACAAAAGCTTTATAGTTCATGTTGTAGTACTCGGAGTTCTTTGCACAGTAGAATAATATGTACGAGTTGCACCAAGAGTAGAAATCAATTGTCGGCACATTAATGCGTCATTTGGCCAACAACCATGTTCACTCACTAGGCGTAATAATTTATTAGCACCACTAGGTTCAATATAGTAACAAGAGTTACCGGCTAGTCCTTGTGGAACTTGCATTTGATCAATGTATGGAACTCTTGCTATTGCTTTATCGTTTTTCTGAAGTTCTTCATGATAAATTTGAGATAGTCTAGTTGCATACCTAGGATTATTAAGCCCGATAATGTCATACGGAGAAGTCCTTAAATCTTCTAATGGTAATGGCTTTGAATTATAAAATGAAACATCGTGTTCCATAATCACGATGGGTTTATCGTACCGTGCACATTTTAGCCATAACTGATAATGCGATAAGAAACATGCAATCCTAGCTTCTTGATTTGTAGTAGGATATGCCTTCTTTAGTAGACCAGATTTTAAATCTAATTCTTCACCTTCCCATGGATACCGCCAGATGAGATTGTATCCAATCAGAAGTTTACCAACATTTTTTGGAGTGACAGCCGAAAACTCAATCATATTTAAGTTTTCAGGACTGGGATTTCTTGCTTTCTTAGAAGCTTCTTCTGAAACAGGATTCCCTTTAATCGTGATAATATAACCGTTAATCATTGTTTATTCTTTGCTGTCCAAATCCTGTCTAAGAGAAAGTACCAACCTGCATTGATGATTGGTTCGACTACTGCAGTCGTTGCTGCCTCTACAAAAGTGGCACCAGTGAATATCATCACACATGCTGCCGCAATAAAGAAATGACCGATTGAAAAGATAATCGTTCGAAGCAGAGTACCCCTAAGACTTTTGTATGAATGGAAAAACTCAGTCATTTTGCATTACTCAATTTTAATAATATAGCTATCAGGTTCAGCACTGTTTCTCAAGTCAAACTTTGTCACAGTATGGTCTTTGATGGCATTTTCAAATTTAGCATATTCAAAGTGATTATAGTCATCGGGCTTTGACATTATCCAAGGATGACCTAATTCCTTTGATGTCATAATATCCAATGGCCATACATCTTCTACATAGTATTTACCACCTTTTTTCAGGAATTGAAACAGATTTTGAAATGTAAGGCGATTAGCTTCTGGAGTATGTTTACCATCATCGATAATAATATCAAATTTGGTATTACCCCATTCAGAGCGAATTTGTTTTACAATATCTTCTGACATACTATCGCCTTTGATCCACTTGACTCGCTCATCTTGTAGAACTTCAACATCTTCTGGATTTAGGCGTGTAAAAATATCAATTCCGTACACCGTAGCTTTAGGAAAATAATCTAGCCACGCTTGAACGGATGCACCTTTGAATACTCCAACATCTAGAATCTTAATAGATTTATTTCTTAATGGTTCGAAGTCGGGTTCATACACAGCTTCATAGCCATGCTTTTTACCTTTGTCACATTCAAATTTGTCAAAAAAATCTCTCATCGCACTCATTAATCATTCCTTTTTAATACTGTACAGCCAGCACTTCTTGTGCTTCTATCAACAACTGACCATCCATGTTTATCAGCAAATTCAGCCAATGTATTATATAGCATTTCGTTAGGTTTACCCTGGACGATAGACGTATCATGCGCTACAATGTATTTTCGCACATTCATATGATGCCTAGCAAGTTCTTGGTTCATAAATTTTGAATTGTGCACTGTATCAATCATAAGCATATCAACATTCTTACACGCTGCTTCTGATCTGGAATCTGCTTCTTTCAATTGAAGTGTAATCCCATTTTCTTCACAATAATCGGTAGCAAGCGGATGCAAATATTTACGGTATTTGCTTAGATCAACATCAACCAAGCAGATGTTTTTTACATTAGCCAACATTGCAGCAGAAGCAGTGCCACCTTGCATGACACCTAATTCCATGTAGCTATTACACTCAGGAATATATTTGGCAATTAGATCATGGATATCACAATAGCCTTCACCGTGTGCATCATCTTGGATTCTTCTAATTTCATCATTAAATTCTTGCACGCTTGTTACGTGAGATAGATCTGCTATAATCATTACTTTTTATCATCCCAAAAATCTTGCGTTATTTTAATCATGTATTCTCGGTTACCGAGTTGCACTAGTGTTAATGAATTTTCTTCTACGAATTGAGATACTGCCTTCGTAACACCTGGTTTCCCATTACCATTATTCCATGCATAATCATCACCAAAGATAATACAGTTTGGTTGCATTATTTTTAGACATTCGTTAAGATCGGCATAGCAACCTTCGTATGAATGATCGCCATCAATGTATATCCAATCTAGCTTACCTTTAAATGTATCAAAAAACTCTTTAGACCACATTCGATGAATTGTAACATTGTTATCGTCATCAAACTTAGCCTTTACCTTTTTAAACATTTTATCGTAATAGGCATCAAATTTGTCTTCGGTATCACCACCAGTTACCTTCGAATATTTTTTTAGATACTCTTCGTATGAGTTATGTTCACTATTTACTTGCTGTTTATATGGCTCTTTACTCCATGGATCAACAAGATGCAATTCTGTAGGATGCGCGGTTATAAGAATATTTTTAGCTGTATGACCAGCCCAAACACCAATCTCTGCTCCTATTGTTCTCTTAGGAATATGTTTTAGGATGTAGTGAGATTCTTCGTTTGTTTCTTTACCCATCATGTGTCTAAATTCCAAAAGTTTTTTGTTGGTCCTGTATCAAAATCGTATCCCCAATATTCAATATCTTTTTGATACCAATCCGCCACAATTTGCCTGGTCTTATCGTTATAGATGTCCGTGTATTTCTTTTCATTTAAACCAGTAACATTTCTGGCTTTTGTCATCTCGATAAGTTTAAAGTATTTACACAAATCTTGATTTAGGTTTTCAAAGCGCATAATATCGCAACGGACATTTCCACCCTCATCAGAAACATGGTCAAATGCTGGATACCACCCTCGCACTGCTCTGTGCCACATGTATTCTTTGTTACCCCATTTGTGCCGTTCTTCTAGAAATGCATCAAACGATGATACGTCAGCATAATCTTCTGGTTGAGTTTTCTCAACTGTCATTACTTTTTTAGCAAAGAAATAACGAGAAACTACTCGATCCCATGGATTTCTAATAATAGCAAAAGCGTCGTGCTCTCTAGTCCATTTAGGACTAAGATCTCTCCACCGAGCATGCTCATAACCATGATGATCTTTATTTTTATCCATAGTTTTCGTTACAGCTGCAGTGTATTCAGGACTTTTATGAAGTTCTGGTCCAGCTGTACGAATCAAACGGCGAAGTACTGGGCTATACCGTACAGTAAGCCCAGCATTTTTTGGAATGTGAATAAAGATTTTTGGAATAAACATGGATTAATCTACTAAAATCAATACTACATCAATTTCTACTTGATCGCCCGGCGAATACACATTTTCTGTGATAGTAGTACCAGTAATACCATTCCATTCGAAATGAACAGTATAATCATCGATGATTGTAATGTTGCGCAAATGATGGGTCGTGTCACAAGTTTCTACTTTCTTGTAACCTACCAATACACGTTCGGTATTCGATGCACCAATCAAACCACCAAACAATGCACCCATGCCTACACCTTGACGTGAATCAGTAGCAATACCACCAAGGAGGCCACCTAGTGCTGCACCGCCTGCGATACTTTCGGCAGTTGATTTATTAATTTCTTCATAGATTGGTACTTCAACTTCTGCACATTCAGTTTCAGGTACAGTCCTAAAAACGTCACGAGTATTTGGTTCAACAGAAGTGACGATAGCAGTTTCTGCGTATGCAGCCATAGCAAAAATAGATGCTGTGGCCATGGTAATTAGTTTTTTCATTTTAGTTTCCTACAAAGGTTTTATTATATTGATTGTTAACACGAATAAAGGTTGCGCACTTTGGCAAGTCTTTTAGTTGCCTTGCACCGACATATGTACAAGCACTACGTAGACCGCCCAGGATCTCTTGTAGCGTATCTCCCACCTTGCCTTTATATGGAATCATTACCTCACGACCTTCTGATGCACGGTACTCTTTGAGTCCACCAGCATGTTTCTCGTTGGCTTCCTTACTACTCATTCCATAGAATTGAACAAACTTTCTTTGTTCTACGACTGGATGATAGCTTTGATCTCGCTCACGGAAAAAATATTCACCAGCTGGATGATGATATTTGTTTACGATCTCACCACCACCTTCATCGTGACCAGCAAGCATTCCACCAAGCATTACAAAGTCTGCACCGCCGGCAAAAGCTTTTGCGATGTCTCCTGGACATGTACATCCGCCATCAGCCATGATGTGTCCACCAAGACCGTGAGCAGCATCAGCACACTCCATAACAGCGCTAAGCTGAGGATAGCCAATGCCAGTCTGAATACGAGTAGTGCAAACGCTCCCAGGACCGATGCCAACTTTAACAATGTCTGCTCCATTTAAAATCAACTCCTGTGTTTGGTCTGCAGTAACAACGTTACCAGCAACAATGACATTATGATTTCCTACAATGCCTCGTACTGCTTTTACAAACGAAACAAATTTTTCCATGTAACCATTAGGTGTATCAATAACAATAATCGGATATTTGTGTTTGAGTGCTTTTACTTTACCTAGATCTGATTCTTGCATGCCAATAGACAAACAAAGCTTGTCCATCATCATTTGACCCATATCACCATGGTGCTTTTCTAAATCACCGATCAAATGTGACTTATTAAGTGCTGTCAACATTCCACGAGAAATAGTAGCTTCTGACATACCGAATGTTCCTACACCATCCATATTGGCTGCCATAATTGGAATGCATTCTAACTTATGCTTTGAATGTGGAAATTTAAATACTCTGGTTAATGTAACTTGTTTACGCGATTCCAGGGTTGATCGCTTTGGTTTAAGTAATACATCAGAATAATCTAGTTGGACTTCGTTTTCAATTCTCATATTTGACTCATTAGCTCCTTAACGTTTTCTCCGCGCCCTGGTAATTTATCTTTCAAGAAAAAGTGCACAAAATGGCATTCTTTAATTTTTGTATTGGCACTAAATAGACCATTCCACTTCCAGTCTAAATTTTTAATAGCCATCTTTTCTTTACGGATCCACCAATTTAGTAAAGTCTGGTCTGTTGACCATTTCCATGGTCCTAATCCATCAACAAACTGTTTGAACTCTGCTCGTTCAATAAATTCTTTTGCAGTTTGGCCATTTAGATATTTTGCAAATGATTTATTCATAAGCATTAATCCCATGTTCATGAATGGGAAACCCAATGGACCAAGCGACCAATCCATTTTAAGTGTGCCATACTGCATTCGTGAATAGTTTAGAATCTTCTGTTCGTACTCACGACTCAACGGCATTGATGCTTCTACTACAGCACCAAAGTCGTATTCTGGATCTAATTCTTGGAAAATATCAGGAGCTGAGTCCCTGATGAAAATATCTGCATCGACAATACAGATCTGGTCGTATTTGTCAAAGTAATCAAATGCGACTTCTTTTTCGTAAATCGGTAAGAATCCACCATGCTTTTCATATGATTCTTTTGATCGATTAGTCGTGAAAATATCTGGTTTAATCTTTAAAATCGGTTGACGCTGACAAATATAGTCAGCACCAACCTTTTTAGCATATTCTTCTACAGATTTTGTACAAGCATCATATAGGTGTGAACGTTTTCCAACGTACACTTGATATATCAATTTGTTCATGATTTTGTCTTTTTGTAAGCCTCAGCGCCAAAGAATGTTGCAACCAATGCAGAAATTGCTACAAAATATGTAGGAGCAATATCAGATAATAAATCAGCAGCAGAGTTTAAGCCAAACACACCGCTAAGAATAATGCCCAATGGGTATAAAAGCATACCCCAAAGAGCAAACCAAGCCATGGATCGGATCTGATCTTCTTTTTTATCATCATTTTCTATCTTCAACATTCGTTCATGTTTTGCCAATTCTTCGTCAGTAATGATACCATCACCATCTAAATCAGCGTCATTTAGTAGAGAATTCATCTCTAGTTGTTTTGCAGCCATGCAATTTTACTCCTTTAAATTACATAATATGTAACATACTAAAATAAAATCACATCACACAAATATCTATATTATCTAATATGCTCTAGGCAATGTCGTATTTCTTCGAAAAGATATTCCTCTAAATCGTCTTTATCGTGTTGAAAAAGAATACCAACACCACCTGCCGCATTAAACTTATTAATGTTGTCAGGTCTATCGTCAATTAGAATATTTGGCAACCCAACCATTCTTGCTGTTGCATATTTAGGTTTGTCTAACGTAAACACGCAATCATTAGAACTTTCTGGCATATAGCCATTATATTCTAACCAACGACGTTTCCAATAGGCTGAATTATTAAAATCACCTTTAAGCGGAGATGAGCAAATGCCGTAATCGAAACCAATTTTCTCGCAGATGTCTCGAACAAAATTTACAAGTTTTGCACTTTTGTTTTCGATAGTAGATCCACTCTGATCCCATCCCCAAAAGTTTGGTACCTTAAAGAAATAGTCTGTGCCAAACAATTCTGTGTGTGCAGTTTCAATATTAGGAATATCTTTCCAATGGTCATAACCATTAATACGTCCTAAGTAGTTGAAGTGATCTGCAATCACACCATCCATATCAACATATATTTTCTGTCGCATAATCTATCCATGAAAAAGTTTTCGAGTGTTGTATTGATTTCGAACTTCAATCATTTTATCAATCCACGCATCGCGTGTTTCTTTATACATGACTGGATGAAAGTCATCTACATCCATAACAATGCGAGTATGAGATACTGCCATTCCTGTTCGTTCTTCCCACATAACAGCATATGCGGCAAGCTGCATAAAGTAGTTTGAGATATTAGCTTTCTTTTTGGGTCGACGTGATGTTTTCCAATCGACAATAGTAGGAACACCATCCCATTCCACAATAGCATCACACGTACCGGCAAGTTGTAAGTGATCACTATACAAAGGTGCTTCAAGTTTAAAGACTTTTGTAATATGCTTATCGATGATAGGTCTTAAGTTTTCTAACGATTGAACTACATGAGGCAAATGCCCTTCTTTATAGTTTGGATCGTTGTTTAGATATTTTTCAATAATATCGTGAACCGCAGTACCACGCGTTGCGGCTCTTGAAGAAATCTTATTTGCTTCGGCTTCACCTACACGCTTGCGCCATTTGGCAATAGACTCTTCGCTAAGGATAGACAGAACAGTAGTCACTGATGGATATGCTTCACCATTAGTAGTCAAATAACGACGACCATCCGGAGCATCAGTTCGCTCTAAGGTCTCGTATCCCATATCAATATGTTCATGAATAAATTCCATATCAGCTTTCAGTAACCTCCAGTCTTAAGACACAACGATCTTCAGAGACCATTGCATCTTTAATATAATCTTTCAGATATTCCATCATGTCATCATGCTGATCAAAAGCTTTTTCAGTTTCTGTATCAGAATCTACCATATGTAGTTTAATCATACTATAATCCCAATAAGTGCGTACAAAAGATGCACAATTAGATATGCGGCAATAAACGCTAATATTATATCAAAAAAGTTCTTCATCGTAAACCCATCATTTCCTTAGTCATAATATAATCCCGTACAATACCTGAACGAACAATGTCATCCCATCCAAACTGGATTGTGGTAAAGTCTTTCATACGATCGATAATTTGCAAAAACTTCATAATGCCTAGACGATCACTTTCCTTTGTGAAATCTGATTGTAGATAATCACCACAGAAAACGATACGACTATTCTCACCAACACGTGTCATAATAGAATCAAGTTCATGGAAGTTTAGATTCTGCATTTCGTCGACAACGATAATAGACCGATCGAATGTGCGACCACGAACAAACGAAGTAGTTTCAAATTGAATTTGTTTATTGTTCGTAAGCTTATTGTAAACAGCCTTATCGTCAAAAAGCTCTTCTACGATTGCTCTATATGGAGCTTCGAATACAGCAATCTTATCATCCAGCTTACCAGGAAGATAGCCGACTTCACGTACAGCAACGATCGAACGCACAATAATAATTTTATCGTATTCAGTACTACGCTCTAGCATTTTCTCTAAAGCTAAATACAAAGCAATAAAGGTTTTACCTGTACCGGCAGATCCTGCTAAAATTAAGTTTTCGCCTTCCTCCCATAAATCAAAAGCAGTTTTTTGATTATCAGTAATTGGGTCAAATTCCAAAAGATCTTCATAACGAACTTTAAGACTGCTCATAGTTCCATAGTGCTCCGACGGCCAGCGCCTTTTTTAATTGCTTTAAGTTTATCTTGCCATTCAGTACCAGCTTTTTTCAGTGTAGCACCGGTTTGCTGGGTAATAAATCCAATTGGTTGATATACACGTTCGAATCCATGTTCTTCACATAGATTTACCATTTGATCATAAGAACAACTTACATCAACCTCCTCTACTTCTCCATTTTCATCTGTTTTACGCAGTGTATAAATCGGCACCTTGGTATCCTTTCCACCAATCTGGAGCTGGTCTGCCCTTTTCCCATTTGGCAAAAGATTTAGCAGCATGATAATAGTTTCGGTACGCTGTAACAGGGTCAGGGTCCTTGCACATTGGATAATGATTCATTGCTTGTTTGAATGGGGTTAAGCCAATATGTGGAATGTTAGTCGGTATTTTCTTAAGAGCCTCTAACCGTTCAGCATGTACCTTATGGGTTTTTCCATATCTGTATGTATATTCTTCGCATAAAGCTTTTAAGTGTTTCCAATGCCATTGATAATTGTCTGATGACTCCATAGTCCAGACAGTGCATGGGTGATAAAAATGTACAGCCTTCATGTACACTTCTTCGGCAATAGGATCATCAAGATAGTAGTACTTGACCATACGCTTGCCAGACTTTGATGGACGTTTATCTTCACGGCCATCTAACATACGATGTGCAGTTGAAAGCATTTGCGCTGCCTCAACAACCATCTTAGGGATATGTTTATCGCACTGCATAGTAGCAGCAATCTGGGGATCTTCGTGTAAGACAAAAATATTCATAAAAAACCCTCGTAGCTCGATATAGAAAATTATATCAAACTACGAGGGGAAAGTAAACAACTTTTAAACTACAGCAGCAAGTCTCCTATCTAAATAAGCCTTTTTCTCCAGGATTTTTTGAGCTCGATCCATTGCACCTCGTTGTTTTAATTTTTGTGCATAATCATTTAATTCAATGGAATCTTGTCTTAGCCTGTCGAGTTGGATTGCTGTCATTGGGCAATATCTCCAATTAGTCAAAAAGGTTGGGAAAAGCCTCCTCAATAAGTTTTTTTGAGATCCCCTTAGGCTTCGTTTTATTGATCATATTAATGACGAGAAGCGCATCTTGGGGATGGATCGCTTCTAGCAAACCGATGAACAGCCCTTCGCGCTTGACCGATGGCAATTTATCGCCAGGCCCGCCTCGGACAAAAAATCTGAAATCTTTGTGTTTGCGTTTCAAGTCTGAAGGTGCATTATGCGCCTGACTTGGTTCATAGGGTGGCTCGCCAGCTGGTAAATTAAATTTAACATCTTCTGAATATGTTCCCAGAAGAATATCCTTTACCGCCCAATGATCGTTTTCTCTTAGGATTTTTAGTTTATCCTGTTTTGAGCGAGCTGCGCTCACTTTTTCAAGAACTTCATGTACATATAAATTTTTCATTATTTTATTTATACTTTCAAATGCTTCGAATGGATTTTGCATCCAATAAATTCATTGTAATATTCATCTGATAACAAAACGTCATATTCAAACTGAAGCTTAGCTTCATAATAAGAACATTCACCTTTAGTTTTGCACATCTTTAGAATTTCTCGTTTGTAATTCTCTGTGCCTTTTTCTTCAACCAGCGATTGAACTTCTTTACTGGATCCATAATATTTTTTCCAATCAGATTCTACTTTGGTTCTAACCCGCCGTTTTCTCGTTTTGGTGACTGGTAATATTTTTGGTTTCCAGAAGAATTTTTTACCTATGTACTTTTTACCAGTATCGAGTTCAGTAATACAGTACACAAATCCTTGGTATTCTATAGGTGGACCATCTTCTGGATCGTAAATTTTGTTTTCATATAACCATGTCATATGATTATATATCCACATATAAAAAAGGCCAGTCCTTGCAAGCAGAGGGACTGGCGCTATTACTTTTATTTATGCCAGAATGGGTTTACAAGCTTTCGACTGCTTCCCACAATGCTTCGGTATCTGCTTCACTGCCTGGAATCAAACCGACAGCTTCCAGTTCACCACCTGCTTCTGCCATTTCAGCAAACAGTTCAACGTACTCTTCGATGCCAGGAACAACACCCAAGTGGTTCAACTTGACGTAGAAGTACAAAGAACGTGATACAGGATAATCACCAGCAGCAATGTTTTCGAATGTTGGAGCAACACCGTCAACTACAGCACCCTTAACGCGGTCAGCATTGTTAGCAAGGAAACTATATCCGAATACGCCGTATGCGCTTGGGTTTGCTTCTAGTTCATCAACGATAGCGCTATCGTTTTCGCCTGCTTCAATGTAGTGACCGTCTTGGCGAATCTCTACAGACTTATAAGTTGCTTTGTCACAACCCGCTGCTTTATATGCTTTTTGGATAACCAATTCTTCGAATGCTGCACGAGTACCTGAAGTAGATGGTGGACCCAATACTTCGATCTCAACATCTGGCAAACGTGGATCAATGTCTGACCACTTAGTACGAGTGTTTTCGATTAGAATTTGGTTGAAGCAACCCGGCGCTGGAACTTTATCAGCAACAGCCATTGCCAAATCCATACGAGAGATATTCAATGCCGGACCATCAATCGCATTTGCCAGCACGATACCATCGTAACCAATCATGAATTCGGTGAATTCAACGCCGTTTGCATCACATACTGCTTTCTTGCTCATCTGGCGAGAAGAAGCGTTTGAAATGTCTGGGTGGTCCAGACCAACGCCAGCACAAAACAATTTAAATCCGCCACCTGAACCATCAGATGACATGACTGGTGCTTCGTAATCGGTCGTAGCACCGAATTCTTCGATTACTTCTGTTGCGAATGGGAATACGGTCGATGAACCAACGATACGAATGTTGGTACGTTGTGCTTCTGCGACTGCAACAACGGTAGCAGCAGCAAAAAGGGATGCGATAATTTTTTTCATGGGATCTCCTAGAGAATTGAGTGACAAAAGAATATTTTTTTATGTCACGCGATTATCTAGGATAATGTAGATTTGATTTGTTACTATTGTGTTACAAAAGGGGTCATAAAAGGTGAAAGGGGAACCAAAGTTCCCCCTCCTATAAAGACTTAATATGTTATTTTTACATATCCATTATTCGCTGTCTTCGTCATCCCAAACTTCTGTCTCCTCGTTACCGAGTTCCACACTAGATGCTTCAGCACCACAGATTGGACAGTAACTTGGTTCCTCATCCGAATAGACGAAACTTTCGGTATCACATTCTTCGCAATATATTACCCACTCATGTTCCATTTGATCCTCCTAGAAATCAATTTCACATGCCCCGCCGGCACATGCTGCTGCTGCCAAGGTATCCACATCAGTGTATTTCTTAGCAGTAATGTCCTTTCCCCAATCAACTGGTTTTAGGTTTGATTGGATCTTGTTCCATTTATGTAGCAAATATGCATCTTTGAGACAATACTCAGTTTGCTTCAGATCACCTTCTAGATAATTATTTGCAAACTTCTCAAAGCGACGGACCCAATCTTTCTTAGCAAACGTCGTAGAATCTTCCAAAGAAAGATCTTCACCGAAACCAAGTGCAGTAGAACATGCGTCCCACAGGTTGCTAAAGACATTCAGACCATCTACGACAAGACCTGAAGCAAAGATGGCAGCAGTGCCATACTTCTCAATCATCTTGTCTGCCGGGATAACACCGGTGTTTGGTGCCTGGTTGAAGTCCTTGTCACCAGAAGTAGACAGGAATGAAATACCAGCGAAAGAATATCTATTCTCATAGACATATTTTTCTACCGAATCCCAATCTTCGACCAGAATGGTATTTGACACATTGTGACGGATACCGGGGTCAGCACATAGTTCTTCATTGGTTCCTTCGTTGACCCAATGTTTCTGCGCCTTTGCGACCAGTTCCAAATGATTTACACCAATCAGTTCGTCCTTAAACAGAGAACCTTCTTTTGGAATAATCGGGAACGACACAACAACGTCCGTACCATTTGCCGACCATACAGATTCTTCTACCATGTGTGGGTTTGATTTGATGATTGCCTGAGTGATCTCAGACTCTTTATTCATCTGAACATTACGAATATAAAGATCAGAATGCTCAGGGTGAATGCCAGAAGCAGTCTGCAAAAGAACCGAAGCGTTGCCGCTTGGTTTGACACACGTCGTTCTAGCCGCTGGATTGATTCCGATAATTTTTGCAACTGTTCGGTTAACTTCTCTGACAATTTCCGCACCCTTTTTAAGAATGTTCTCGTTAAACAAGATATCAGGATTATTCATCCATCCAGTAATTGACACACCAAGAAGTGCCTCACGATCAAAAATGTCCTTGGTTGTTTTGTTCAAGAATTTGAAATCTGTGTAACCTGCCTGAACAGTGCCCAAGATTGCAGCAGCACGACATGCCTTGAAGAAACTTTCTTCGTCGACACACAGACCACCGTTAATCTCGGTTAGGTTACATCCCTGCCAACCAGACTGACCGTCGATCTGTGGGAACATACCAATCTCAACACAAGGGTTGGTGGTATGTTCGGTAGACTCAACAAATACAAAACCTGGTTCGCCAAACTGCTTCACGGATTGCATGATCTTACCAAACTGTTCCGCAGTCGTTTCATCACGAACGATTACAGCAGAGTTGTTTGAACGACCACGTTGTGGGTTATCAATGAACCAGTTGCCGGTCTTAGCATTCATCATTTCTTCATCATCAGGTGAGAACAAACAAATAGTTGCTGAACGACGTACACCACCCGACAATACTGCGTCAGCAGCATGCATTGCAATGTCATAAACATTGATAGGACGGAGTGATACTGGATCTTTAGAATCCATTACAACACTTTGAATAAGATGCTCAATCTTATCCAACGAACGACGCAGACCTTCTGGTCCTGGTGCTTTAAACCCACCAGAGATTTTTGCGCCCTTTGGACGAATGTTAGTAAGGTCAAAGAATACCCGACGACCTTCAAACTCAGGATGTGTGCCACCGCCGACGAAGTAAGATGACATCAACACGTCAAGTGCAGATGCCCAACCTTCGATAGAATCTTCGACAATGTAACCCTTTGCTTGCTTGGTTCTGACAGCAATCTGGGGAAGTTTAGCAATGTGATGACGCTGGACAGAGAAACCTGCACCTGCACCACACAACAAAATATAGAATAGTTCGCCAAAAAATTGTGGTCTATCAGCATATGATGACGTGCAGTTGTACATACGCATTTGATGTTTCATCAACTGGTCACCACCAAACTGCAACGCACGTTGAGCGCCAAGCACTCGTTGTTCTTTATATGCTTGTCTTGCTTCCTCTAGGTAAGGTTGCAAATCATTACGCTTATTGTTGTAGTTATTTTCGTGCATCGCAATGACACGATCTACTGCCTCATCCCAACTTTCGTATCTACCTTCGTTTTCAATGTATCTTGAATATCCCTCATAGAATTTTGTCTGAGACAGGAATTCCCTCGTGTCAACATGTGCTGTTGCCATTGCTTACCTCGTAATTTGAATTTTGGTGGTAGAGTATATAGTATAATAGAGATTTCTGGAAATCTAAAAATACTTGTTTAGCATTTCCAGGAAGTCGTCGTACTTTGCTATTTCTGCAAGTTCGATCTCTACTGCTTCTGCAATATCAGAATGTTCTCCGATACCTACAGGGTTGTTGAGATATACTTCAACATTAAGACGATGCTTTTCAATATGTCCAACAGCGTGTGCTTTTAGGGCATCAATAATTTTAGTTCTCATCTTCTTTCTTCTTCGCCTGGTAAAAGTCTTTAAATCTTTTCAAGACTTTTGGTCTACGACGGGGACCAATATCTGCTACATCTGAAGCAGCAACACCTGCACTTGCAGTTGTAGTTTCTTCGTCCACCGTATCGGGTAGACCTTTATGTTTGGTTTCAGCAAACTTTTCAAGCTCTTTTTCACTCATAGACTTTGCTAATTCCTTAATCTGATCGGATACCTGATCTTCATCTACTTTGCCACGCTTATAGGCAAGGGCAAGACCCATCAACTTCTGTTGCTGCTTTGATACTGCTGGCATTAGATTTTCCTTAATGCGTTGACTACATCTTGGTCCATAACGATGCCGATATATTGATCGTTCTTAATATACCGCAAATAGATGAGAAAAGGTTTGATGACCGGCCAATGTTTGGGGTCTAGTTTTAATTCTAAAATATTGAGTGCTGCCTCAATTCCAAACGAATTGAACACCACAATGAGGTGATTAAGAATCAAACGCTCTGGTAGATCGTCCTGTTCAAGATAACGATTTACCAGACGTTTGATGTACTTAAACCTTTTCAAATCCTCATAGAACTCATCAATGTCAGAGAACTGAGGTTTGTAGTAATGCTTTGCAGCATACAGTAAAAGGTTTGATTCGGTTAATTCATTAAAGATCATCATAAAGTTATATAGGCGTTAACCTATTAGATTTTTCATCGTCTCAACTAAAACCGACTTCTTTTTTCTTCTGTCTAGTTCGACACCGTGTTCACGACCGAGTTCTTCTAATTCTGACTTTGAAAGGTTGTCTAGTTCGACTACCTCTTGAATAAAAACCGGTTTTTCTTCTACCACGGGTGCGACCTCCTCTTCAACGGCACTAAGACCCAAATACTCATCAATCTGTTCTTGGGTCAACTTTTGCTTCTTCAAAAGTTCGCCGGTGCGGGGGTGCCGCCACCCACGAAGGGATGGAACGGCATTCTTTTTAAACGCTGGTGGTTTGATTGGCATAATTACCCCATCATCTTTTTGGATTTATCTCTATCAAAATATGCGAATTTATGAATTTCGCCAGATTTACTATCTTTTACATGGTAATGAGTGTCAGTAACTTTAACAATTTTACCATCTGATTTATCTCCCGTTTCTGGGTGATAGTAATCTATTCCTCTACCCACCTTAGTGGTATCGCCATGTTTGTCATCTGGATGGTGTTCAGTACCCATACCCTTTTTAGCTAATACGCGAAAGTCTTCATCAAGTTCGACTTCTTCTTTTAGTGGATCAGTGAAGGTTCCAGCTTTAAGTCTACCAACAATACGACCACCACCGTCTTTAACAACGAAGTCGCCATTGTCAGCAATAGCAGATGTGTAACCTGGTTTTGCTCTCTTACCACCAAGTGCTTTGGTCATAAGAGCCTTTAGTGCCTTTTCTTTTGCACCTTCTTCTAGTTCAACTTCTTCTTCCACAGGTGCATACATTGACTTGTATGCTTCCATGGTAGATGCCAAACCTTTCTGTGGAGTAGCACTTGGAATGATTTGCTGATCGCCCGAACGAACGCCATCTGCGCTGTTACGTCCTGGTGCTGGTGCGGTTACACGACCTGCTTTTGATGCGTCCTCATGACCTTGTGACACGATGTCAACAGGATCAGCAGCAGCGTCCTTTGCGGGTTGCTTCATGTCAGTAGCGCCTTTGCTACTCTTATCTTTTTCATCATGACTTTCCGCAGGAACAGCACCTTTGTTGTGTTGAGCGCGGTCTTCATGCAATACTGCAAGTAATTTTTCTCTGATAGACATTTCAATTAATCCTTAGTCTTTGTTGCTTGCTGTTGCTGCCTTTGCAAATGCCCTACTCAAATCATCTAAGTTGCGCCTTGCCTTTGCTTTCATTGGGTCAGCGTCATTTAAGAAAGTTCTCAATCCATTGTCCACAATGTCTTTTTCACTATATCCGCCTTTACCTTGCCGCGCCATCACGTTTTGTTGCTGGCGTTTCGCGGATCGACGAATCGCGTGTGCGAGTCCCGCGTCGATGTCAGCAAGAGTGGGTCGGTCTGACATAACCGTCCCCGCTTTTGGTCTCAGATCAATAGACTGTTCTTCTATAAACTGCTTAAACTTTTTTGGCATTACGCTCTTCCCACAACTTAACGTATTCTTGAACATCTGATACTGAGAAACCTTCCATTGCAGATTTCATGGTATCAGTCGTGATTTCCTTTGAAGGTTTTGCCTTTGGTGGGTCAACTCTTCTGGTTTTGGTCTTCTGCATTGGGTTGCCTCTGGCATCACGAGACAAGATATTAACACCAGAAGTGCTTTTTACAGGTTTTACCGAACGGTCGCCAAACGTGTCTGGACGGCGTACCATCGCTTCTTGGACTCTAGCTCTGCCACGATGACGTTCTTTTACTTCTTTTTCTTCGCCGTCATCGTCTTTATCGTCGTCGTCCTCATCTTCATCTTCATCGGGTTCTTGTTTTTTACCCTCTTTATCATATAGGACTTCGTCTTTGATGTTGTCTTCTTTCTGCATCGCTTTAGAAACTGCTTTCCGGCGCTTGTGAAGATATTCATCAGAGTCGTCGACATCTCCGTCGTTATCAATGTCTTGGTCTTCACGCTCATCGTGATCACCTTCAAGTTCTTCTTGATCTACAGGGTCAAGTTTCTTTTTTTCTTCTAACTTGTATTTTGTAAAAATGTTGTTGTACATCATGGGGTTCTTCTCCTAGAATGGGATATATTGGGCAACGATAGCACCGATTGCTGCGATAACTGCCGCTATTACAACTTTGTTGATGAACGCGACTGTCCGCGCATTTTCGTCTACCTTGCTCTCAATATCATCAAGTTTCGATGATAGTTTATTAATTCTGTTATACATTTTGTCATGGTCAGCCCGAAGAGCTTCAATCTTTTCTTCCGCTCTTGCGAGTGTAACCATTGTAGTGGTCAACTCGTCTAACTTCTCTTCGATTTTATTTAAACGCGCACCATTGGTTTCCATACGGGTCAACACCCTGGTAACCTGATCCGCTAAATCTTTCGTCTCCATTAGTTGTCAACCTTTGCTCCCGCTCGCCATTGGTAACAAGACCAATATCTCGCTTTCCATTTTGGACCTGGGTTATCGCAATTGTGTCTTGCCCTAAAACTTTTACGTCTATCTGGATCATCACGTTTGATTTCCATATTAGGATCACCAAAGCGAACGACTACTACGTTACCCTTTTCGTTTTTCACATACACCTTAAACTTCTTATCAGGGTTTTCGCTTGTGCGAATGGGGTCATTTAACTTGACCTTCTTTCCCTCATAAGTCGCTTCCTCCACCATGAGATCTTCGTACAGATCACATGCTTCACAAACCTCATCAATCTCGTTGTATTTTTTGAACTTAATCATATTTATACTATTTTAATTTTGACTGGGGTTCATTAGTTCTTCGACTGCCTTGATATGGATGTCGTGATAATCATGTCCTGGAAGACCTGCCGCATCAATCTTTGCGATAGCATCATCAACAGCAGATTGCATCTTATCCATATCTTCTTGAGTAGCAGAACCCTTTTCGGTTAAATCTTTTTCGATACCTAAGTATTTATCAACTGCTACAACAGCGTCATGGAAACCTTCTTTGTCTCCCATGCCATCTTCTTGATTATCATTAAATGCTTTTAATGCAGATGGGCAAATGTCAAAGTTCTTGGTTACTTCATCATGGTGAACCAATTGCTTGCCTTGAATTTCTTCATTGACGTTTT